CACTATTTCTATAGTTAACTACACAGGTGCAGCAGCTGCAACTTGTACATTACCTGCAGCAACAGCAGGAACAGTTGTAGTTTATGCGCAAGCGATTGACACAACTGGTGGAACAGCAGTATTAACTTTTGATGCAGCAGGTTCTGATGTTTGGGCAACTGGTTCTGTAATTGAATCAAGAGGTTCAAGTGAAGTAACTTTTGATACTTCAGCAGCAGGTGAAACTAAATTAACTTTTACACCAGCTAACGCAACAACAAATTTGTTGACTGTTGGTGGACAGATTGCTTTCATTTGTTATGAAACAGGCACGTGGCACATTGCAACATCATTAGCTAGAGAAACAACTCAAGTTACTGGTGTATTCGCATTTGCATCGTAATAATTAATTAATGTGGGGCTTCGGCCCCACATAATTTTAAGGAGAACAAAAATTATGAAGGGTGACGTAAAAGCAGTTAGAGTTTCAGCGACAGGAGCAGTTTTTGCTGGCAGAACAAGATTAAGAGGAATGATTTTAGCTTCTGATGGATCTGGAGCTGGATCAATAACTTTGCAAGACAACACTGATAGCACAACTTTATTTCAAGGAGATTGTCCTGAAGGTGATGTTTTTTCATTTAACATACCTGAAGATGGAATTTTATTTCCAGGTGGAATGAAAGTTTCTGCAATTGCTAATTTAGTAGGCGCAACATTATTGATTGATAAGTAGGAGGTTAAATGGCTAACACTACCTCTGGAACAGTTGTATTTGATAAAAATTTTTCTATAGATGAAATCATAGAAGATGCTTATGAACGAATAGGTTTTCAAGGCGTATCTGGTAATCAGTTACGTAGTGCAAGACGTTCATTAAATATAATGTTTCAAGAATGGGCAAATAGAGGACTTCATTATTGGGAAGTTGCAAACAATAATATTACTTTAGTTGCTGATCAAGCAGTATACACAATGTTTAGATCAACAGGTGATGGCACATCTGATGCCACAGCTGTTTATGGAGTGGACGATGTATTGGAAGCTTCTTTTAGAAATTCAAACGTTGACACACCTTTAACAAAAATAAATAGATCTAGTTATCAAGCATTATCTAATAAAACATCCACAGGACAACCTACTCAGTATTTTGTACAGAGATTTATTGATAAAGTTACAATTACTTTGTACTTAACTCCTGGTTCTGATCAAGCAGGTAAATTTATAAATTACTATTATGTAAAAAGAATTCAAGACGTAGGTGATTATACGAATGCAACAGACGTACCATATAGATTTGTACCATGTATGGTTTCTGGATTAGCATATTATTTATCACAAAAATTTAATCCACAACTCGTTCAACAAATGAAACTTTTGTACGAAGATGAATTAAATAGAGCATTACAAGAAGATGGTTCTTCTTCAAGTTCTTACATAACACCTAAAACTTATTATCCAAATGTCTAAATTATCTAGAGGAAAATACGCACAAGCAATATCAGATAGATCAGGAATGGCTTTTCCATACAACGAAATGGTAAGAGAATGGAATGGTTCTTTGGTGCATGTTTCAGAGTTTGAGGCTAAACAACCACAATTAGAGCCAACTAGATTTTCAGGAGATCCTGAAGGATTATCTAATGCAAGACCAGCTAGAACAGAGCCAGCAACACAAAATTTATTACCAAGCAATCCATTTAGTTTAACAAGTGGATCTGCAAATGTTACAGTGACAGAACCAAATCACGGTCGATCAAATAGTGACACTGTTAGATTTAGAAATGTAGATGGAAGTCCTGGAGGACTAGCATTTACAGTATTTGAAAATAGTTCAGGATTTAGTATAAGTAGTGTAACAACTAATACTTATGTATTTAACTGTGGCTCTAGTGCTACAGTAACAGAAAAATCAGGAGGAGACTTTGTTACAGCAGGACCTGTAACACAGCAAGCATAATGGCAGGATTTACTTACGATAATTTAGTAACTGATATTAGAAACTACACGGAAGTAGATGCTAATGTATTAACTGCAGCTATTGTTAATAGAATTATTGAAGATTCAGAATTTAGAATATTAAGAGATGTACCAATCGATGCTTATAAAAAAGAATCAATTGGTAGTTTGGTAGTTGGACAAGAAACAATAAATGTTCCTGCTAAAACTTTATTTGTAAAAAGTATTCAAGTATATGATTCTACATCAGCTACTACAGGTGCAAACACCTTTTTAGAAAAAAAAGATATGTCATATTTACAAGAATATGTACCATCAACAGAGTCTACAAAAAGAGGAAAACCAAAATACTACGCTATGTTTGGTGGTGCAACAGGTGTAAGTGATACTACGTCAGGTAGATTAGCTTTAGCCCCTGTTCCAGATGCTACTTATAAATTTAAAATTCATTATGAAGCTATTCCTGATGGATTATCTAGCTCAAATACAACAACTTATATAAGTCTGTACTTTCCAAATGGCTTATTATATGCATGTCTTGTGGAGGCATATGGGTTTTTAAAAGGACCTATAGATATGTTGACACTATACGAAAATAAGTATAAACAAGAAGTAGAGAAGTTTGCTGCAGAACAACTCGGTAGACGTAAAAGAGACGACTACACAGACGGAACTGTACGTATACCTATACCTTCAGCAAAACAGTAGGAGATAAATTATGGCAATATCATCGGCAATTTGTAACAGCTTTAAACAAGAGATTTTAGTTGGAACACATAATTTTACTGCGTCTAGTGGTAATACTTTTAAGATAGCTTTGTACACAAGTTCTGCATCTTTAGGTGCAAGCACAACTGCTTATTCAACATCAAACGAAATATCAAATACATCAGGATCTGCATACTCTGCAGGAGGAGCAACTTTAACAAGTGTTACTCCAACTTTAGATGGTTCAACTGCGGTTTGTGATTTTGCAGACGTAAGTTTTACTTCTGCTTCTTTTACAGCTAATGGTTGTTTAATTTACAATGATACACAATCTGACAAAGCTGTTGCTGTCATCGCTTTTGGTGGTGATAAAACAGTTTCTTCTGGAACATTCACAATTCAATTTCCAACAGCAGACGCAAGTAACGCAATCATTCGTATAGCGTAAGGAGGGTCAAGTGCCCGACGTTACTTCAGGATGGGGCCGATTAACCTGGGGACAGGCTAATTGGAATAGTGCTACAACTTTAAAAACAGGTTGGGGTGCACAAGCCTGGAGTGGTGAAGGTGGTTGGGGAGATCTTTCTGATCAAACAATTACACTCGATGGTCAATCTGCAACAACAAGTCTTGGATCTTCTTCAATACGATTAGATTCTACTCCAACTATTACAGATCAAGAAATAACATCTTCTCTTGGTTCCTCTTCAGTACAAGTAGATTTTTCAGGAACTTTAACAGGTCAAGAAGCAACATCTTCTGTTGGTTCTTTAGTAACTAAAGTAAGTTATGAATTATCTGGTCAATCAGCTACTTCATCCACGGGCTCTTTAACAACAGAAGTTGCATATACAATATCAATTGGAGCTGGTTCAAGTGATTTTATACAATCTAGACATGGCAGTGTTAGTGTTGCTTTAGAAGAAATTGTGGTTCCAACAGGTCAAGAAGCAACTTTTGCAACACCTACATTATCTTATACAGGAACTTTAGTTGGTTGGGGTAGAGATGAATGGGGTGATTTAAGTTGGGGTGAATCGCCAAATCAAGTTATAGGTTTAGTAGGTCAACAATTAACTTCTAGCATTGGATCTCCTACATTACAGTTTACATATGAACTATCAGGTCAAGAGGCTACAACAAGTATTGGAAGTCCTACCGTTGTATTAAGTCCAACTATTAGTGTTGAAGGTGTATCAGCTACATCAAGTCAAGGAGCTTTAGGTTTAGAGTTTGGTCCAGCTGGTGCAGTATCCGGAGTATCTTCTACATCAGCTATAGGATCTGTAGGTTTAGAATTTGGTCCAGCAGAAATAACAGGTGTTTCTGCAACAACAAGTGTTGGCTCTATAGAAATCGGAAGCGTAGAACTTATAAATGTTACTGGTGTTTCTGCAACTTTAACTGTAGGATCTATAGCACCTGCCGATGTTATGGGGTTAACTGGTCAAGCAGCTACCACAGCCACAGGTTCTTTTACCGTTGCGGATGTAGTTCAAGGTTTAAATTTAGATCAAATTACATCAAGTACAGGACTTATTGGAATACAAGGATTTGCCCCTATAGATACAGGGTCAAATACTTCTTATAGCAATGTTTCTACAGGTAGCAATTCAAGCATTGCAGCAGTTGACACTGGAAGCAATACATCGTATAGTGATGCTTCAACAGGATCGAACAGTTCGATTTCTGATGTTGCAACTGGATCAAATACAAGTTATAGTGACGTCGCATAGGAGATAAATTTATGGCATCAACATATACACCTCTTGGTGTTGAACTAATGGCAACTGGTGAAAATGCCGGTACATGGGGAACTAAAACTAATAATAATTTAAGTCTAATCGCAGAATTAACTGGTGGTTTTGCACAAGTATCAATTGCTGGTGGTGCACAAACTACAGCACTAACAGTGGTCGATGGTGCTACTACTGGTACAGCTCAAAGAAGAATGATTGAGTTCACAGGTACAATTTCAGGAAATCAAATTGTTACAATTCCAAATGATGTAGAAACTTTTTACATTTTAAGAAATTCAACTTCAGGATCTCACACAGTTCAATTTAAATATGCAACTGGTTCAGGATCTACATTTACTTTTTCAGCATCAGATAAAGGTGATAAAATAGTTTTCGCTGCAGCTGATGATGGTACAAATCCAAATATAAAAACTCTTGCAATCGGAACAGGAATTTCTGCTGTTGTTGATGATACGACTCCACAATTAGGTGGTAATCTTGATATGAATGGTAGTGACATTGTTACTACTTCAAATGCAAATATTGATTTAAATCCAAATGGAAGTGGTGTTGTTAATCTTGTAGGTAATTCTACAAGAGCTGCTACACTTAGATTTAATGAAGATACAGATGATGGGTCTAATTATATTGAGCTAAAAGCCGGCACAATAGGCTCTAATTTATCGTTTACTTTACCTACAGCAGATGGTAGTAGTGGACAAGCTTTAGTAACAGATGGCTCAGGCGCCCTGTCGTTTTCTACTGCAGGAATTACAACAGGAAAAGCTATTGCAATGGCAATCGTTTTCGGTTAAAAGGAGTAAATTATGGCAAACCCAAATATAGTAAATGTAACATCGATTGTAGGTGGTAATCTCGGATTTAATTTATCCGCTACTACTACAGCTACTTTATTAACAGTAGACTCAGACAAAATTTTAAAAATAAACAGAATTACAGTTGCTAATGTCGATGGCACAAACGCAGCAGATTTAGATTTATTTGTTGATGGTTTAACAACTGCAGGTGCTTCAGGAATTACACCAACAGGTGCTGACGCAACAGTTTATTTAGCAAAAACAGTTTCAGTTCCAGCTGACGCAACGTTAGTTATACTGGATACACCTATCTATCTTATGGAAGGTGATATATTAAAAGGCGGAGCAAGTGCTGCTTCGGATCTAGACTTATTCATATCATATGAAGTGTTAGACGACGCGTAGGAGGTTTTATAGGCTATGGCAAATGGCGGAATAATAGGACCAACAAACTTAACGTCTTTTGGAAAATGTAAAGTTACAACTAAAACTGCAAGCAC